CCCGGGGTAAACAGACTTGTAAACTCGATGCTCGAGTTTAGCCAGCTGCTCACGAGTGACGTGGGCTTCGAACGCCCGGCCGTCCACCTCAACCACCTCGCAGTCAGCGACCGAGTCAAACTTGTTGCGTATGAGCTCGGCCCTCTGCCTCAGACTTAGGCCCTTGCCTGACAAGCGCGTTGGCTTCACTAGGTTCCCGACCTGCCAGTACTTCCAGAGTACATGCTCTAACGGCTTGAGATAAGAAGCCAAGAGCAAGTTGAACTTGGGGCTGCGCGGAAAGATCATCCTAGGCTTAGACACCTTCACTGAAGGGTTGAAGGACTCCCCCTTGAGAAAGGCCCTCAACTTGGTGTCATGTGCCGACAACCCATCCACCCGAAGTTCCTCCCGGGCGGCCACGTACCGCCGCCTGAGAGCTCCTTTGTACCCGGCAACGACCGAGTCTAGTGTCATCCGCCTGACGGCCTTGCGCTTCAAAAGCAGCGCAAGGTTGGAGAAGTAGCCCACGACGTCACTCGGGAACTCCTTCTCGGCGGGTGTCTCGCCCAACGCCCTCAGCCGCAGTGCTGCCGCCTCATTGTGGCGGCAGTTGGTATGGACTGCGGGGGCCCAGCACCCCTCCACGCCCGGCACATAGCACCGGAACATCCTCCGCCTACCAGGTTCGCAGCTAAGCGAGAGCGTATCTTCTGCTGGCGCAGTGAGCTCGGCATCTTCACGCAGTGGCGGGAGCCACCCGTGACCGAAGCAGACGCCGAGGCCAGTGTCAGACACGCACTCCTAAGCTGTTCCCCTGGGAAGTGACCTTCCCGGTCGCAACGTCCTGGTGCCAGCACAAAGGCTGACGAACCTAGACATCCACCCGTCCTGGACGATCTTTACGACCGACCCAGAAGCCGTGCGGACATCTACCACGTCAGGAACCTTTGCCTTCCTCACCATTTCGTCGGACCCAACCGAGCGGACTCCCAAAGGCCCTGCGGTGAACTCCATGGCTTCAGCCTCGAGTGGGAGCACGTGCATGGCCAAAGCCACTGTGCCCGGGACCACCCAGGAAGCCAAGAGGTCAGACATGCCAGACTCCCTAAGGAACTGGACACACCTGGTTCGCAGGGTGAGAAGTAGCTCCTGGTTCCTGGGCCTATACGCGCAGTACTTGTGCAGCGCAGCATAGGCTTCGAGAGATATTGCTATCTCTCGCTCTCCCTGAGAGAGTGCCAGGACCCAGTCGCTCGTCGGGTTCTCAACCGTTCCAGTCTCGACTCGGTGACCAGCTGTCACCTTCAGTCCAGACGACCGCAAAGTGTCTATCCAGAGGGACACCGAGCAGGGTGAGGTCTTACCACCAACCCCTGCCGAGGAACCCAACAGGACAGAGACTCTCCTAGCGAGAGAGTTCGTCACTTTGCCGCGTCGTCGCGGCCTGAACCCCGTGCGGACCTTCTCGTCTCGCGCATCGCCGGGGTCTGGTACGCTCGCCTGCGACAGCCGCCCAACTGTCACAAACTGGGAAATGGGAGGCCTCTCCGCGTACAGAAGAAGACTCTTTAGGTGGCTACCGTCGAAGATGTCCACGTCCTCCCCAGCAGGAGGCATCCGCACCCTAGGGCGACCGAGCTGGTTGCCCGGCATGAAAGCCGGTGGTTCGAGGACTGTCGGGTCTCCAACCCGAGCCCAGCCCTCAAACTCGTCGATCTCCCTCTGGCGGACGACGGTGTCCACAGCGACGCTCCGCCTGGGGCTGGTCCCAGGAGGAGATGGCAGCCATGCTCCGGGTGGATCAAGCTTCAATCTCTTTCTGGGAGCGGGACCGAATCGTCCCCTCTGG